GAAGTTCAAAAATTTGGAGGAGAACAAATTGGTAGAAGACGAAGAGATGACTATACAGATGGTACAGTCAGAATACCTGTTAACTCACCAACACCGTAAGGAATAAAATATGGCATCAACATTTTCAGATCTAGGTATAGAACTAATGGCAACTGGCGAAAACGCCGGGACTTGGGGAACAAAAACTAATACTAACTTACAAATTGTAGAAAAAGCTATCGCTGGTTATGTAGAAAAGTCTATCGCTGGCGGTGCAGCGACAACAGCTTTAACTATTACAGATGGTGACACCACAGAGTCTACATCGGTTGCAAGACACGCCGTTATAAAATTAACTGGAACTATTACAGGTAATCAGATTGTCACTGTTCCAGACTCAATAGAAAAAGTTTACATTGTAGTAAATGGCACAAGCGGTGCACACACTGTTCAATTTAAAACTGCATCAGGAACAGGTGTAACTTTTGGTGCGTCTGATAAAAGCACTAAATTAGTTTTTTCTGATGGTACAAATATAGTCGATGCCAGTTTTGGCGGTGCAACAGATTTAGATGGTGGAGTATTAACACTTGATGCTGACGCGGATACAACAATTACAGCTGATACAGATGATCAAATAGATATTGCAATAGCTGGAGCTGATGATTTTAGATTTACAGCAAATACATTTACAGCTTTATCAGGAAGTAGCGTTGTTATACCTGATGGCGGTTTAACTTTAGGTAGCACTGCTGTTACATCAACTGCGGCAGAGTTAAATATTTTAGATGGTGTAACATCAACTGCAGCAGAGTTAAATATTCTTGACGGTGTAACTTCAACAGCAGCAGAATTAAATATTTTAGATGGTGTAACTTCAACTGCGGCAGAATTAAATTTATTAGATGGTATTACTGCAGGAACTGTATCTGCATCTTTAGCAGTCATAGTAGATTCAAACAAAGATATATCTGGATTTAGAAACTTAAGTATAACTGGGGATCTTACAGTAGCTGGTGATGACATTACTATGGGCACAAACACTGCAGGTAATTTATTAATTGCAGATGGTACAAATTTTAACTCTGTAGCAGTAAGTTCATTATCAGAAATATCTACAGTTGCTAATGATGATGTATTTTTAGCTATTGATACTTCAGGTGGTGGTCTTAAAAAAATTGCAAGATCAGCGGTAGTATCAGGTCTTGCTACATCAGGCGCAATATCAAACGTAGTAGAAGATTCCACACCACAATTAGGTGGTAATCTAGATATGAATGGTAACGATATTGTTACTACATCAAATGCAGACATTGAATTAGCTGCAAATGGGACAGGAAAAGTTGTTGTAAAAGGTAATACTAACCAAGGTGCTATACAATTTAATTGTGAAGCCAATTCCCACGGACAAATCGTAATTGCTGCACCACACTCGGAAAGTGCTTCAAATACTTTAACTTTACCAAGCACTGGTGGTAATGCTAGATTAGTTTCAACATCCTCAACTGCAACATTAACAAACAAAACACTAACATCACCAAAAGTGAATGAAGATGTTGCCGTTACTGCAACAGCAACAGAAATAAATATATTAGATGGTGTAACTTCAACAACTGCTGAATTAAATATATTGGATGGCGTTACATCCACAGCAGCGGAACTTAATATATTAGATGGTGTTACATCTACAGCAGCTGAACTTAATATTTTAGATGGCGTTACATCTACAGCTTCAGAATTAAATATATTAGACGGTGTTACATCTACAGCAGCGGAACTTAATATTTTAGATGGCGTTACATCTACAGCTACAGAGCTAAATATTATGGATGGTGATACATCAGCTAGTTCTACGACACTAGTAGATGCTGATAGATTAGTCACAAACGATGCTGGAACGATGAAACAGGTAGCGTTAACAGACGTTAAAACATATTTATCAAGTGCAGGATTTAGTTCAGACGACCCGACTGCACTTGCAATTGCGTTAGGGTAAGGTATAAAGTAGTAGGAGGATATAAATGGCAAACACGTTCAAAGTAATAACTTTCGCAGCAGAACCAGCTTCAGCAGGCACACCTTATAAGATGTATACTTGCGCTGGAAGTACAACTACTGTTGTTCTTGGGTTAATCCTTACTAATATTCACACGACTGCAGTAACTGCAGAGGTTGAATTAGTAAGTGACACAAGCAATAGAGGCGGTGCAAATAACGTTGCTAATGGAACCTCGTTTCTTGTAAAGGATGTAAATATTCCTGCAGGAACGTCACTTGAGATATTATCAGGTGGTAAGGTTGTATTAGAGGCAACGGATGAGATTAAAATAGATTGTTCTGTAGCGGATAAAATATCAGGAACTCTGTCGATAATGGAGATAACGTAAGATGGCGTATATTGGTCCAATACCAGCAGAAACATTTACATCATTTGCAACTCAGGAATTTTCAACGAGTGCTACAACCTCCTATACGTTGGATCATCCAGTTACAAATGAGAATGAACTTGCGTTATTTATTAATAACGTAAGACAACAACCTGGTTCAGGTAAAGC